CGTTACAGAGAAATCATCAAGATAAACATTTCCAGGAATGACTTCATATCTTTCCTCAGGAGTACCAGCATTTATGTTCAATACTTCAATACCAGAGTATTGAATTAATAAATTAAGTTCCGTGAATTTTCTTGTCGCTTCATTATAAAATCTACCATATTCTAAATTAAAACTAAATTCAAATCGTTCCCATTCATCCAATACAGTATTTTTAAACATACCTGAAGATGCTATGTTGTCATCATTTGATAAAGAACTCAATGCAGCTTTTGGATGGTATACTCCATTACCATCACCCTCATCATTAAGTGGGTCACCTTTCACAACAGCAATTTCAATTTTTGGAAATTTTGGATTAGATAAATCACCATAACTTTCTCCAACATCATTATGACCCTCATTTTGAGATACAGCAGTTGAAGAACCTAAAGGTTCTATGTAATTCGTACCCGTAACCCCATCACTTGAAGTATACATCCAAAAACTAACTTTTAAATCAGGTGTGGATTGTACATCGTGATAAAATAATTGAGTAGCTTCATTCGCATCTAAAATTTCTTGAAATTGATTCAAATGAATATATGGGGCAAAAGAATTTCCCGACAAATTATTGCCTAAAATTGATTTATTCCAACTAGCATTAATCATACTTTTATTAGCATTAAAATTTAAACACTTTCCTGCTGAATGACATGTTGGATGTTTTCCTGATGCATAAATAAAACCAAATTTACCAGCTTCACCCCAATTGTCACCACCATCTTTTGTATCTCCTTTATACTCATAATCAGTTTCTTCATAAATCCATCTTGGTTTCCATTCTTTGTGACGGTTATCATTAAATTGGCCCATATGACTATAAGTTTCATAACCTACAAATCTATAGTAACCAAAATCTGGATTAAAATCAGGAGATTGAATGAATTGGTATGTATATTGACCATATTCTCTATATCCTTGATAGTCAAGAGTATTACGTTCACGAAAGACTGGGTCAATCTGACTGAAAAAACCCGTCAACCAACCTGCAGGATGATATGAATCAGGCGCGCCTTCAAAGATTTCATCCTCACCTTCACCTTCAGATGTCCCATCAGCATAATAAGTTTCAACAGTTTCAACAATTGAACCATTACCATTTGTTACTAAGTTTGTATTTGGATATTGTTGAAATTCATCACCCAAATTTGCAGTAAAGTTTTCACTAGCTTGATTACCTTCTTCATAATAAAATAAACCCAATGATGGTCTTTTATCCAAGTTAGCACCAAAGTGAAATTTTTCATTGTTTGGATAACTTCTTATATGGTTGGAAGCATATGTGCAAGCATTAATACCTGAAGAGTAGAAAAAGTCTTGAGGATACTCTATTGTATCGCCTCGACCCGTATCACCCATTAAAACCACTGAACCATCACCACATCTCGCTCTTATTTTTGTAAATGGATAGAAATTAAAATTAATAAATGTATTACAAGTAACTAATTGTTCATCAGCATCCGCAAGAGGATGTTCAGATGCTTTATAAAACACACCATCACCAGTAGATAGATTTTGTCTTGTCATTAATTCAATATGTTGACAAATGTTGTCATCAATGATTTCAGGCCTTAAATCAATTCCACTAAATGGGTCGTATGATTTATCCAATGATGGATTTAAATCAATATCAAAACCATCTAAACCAAATTCACCACTGAATTGTAGTGTACCAGTTATGTAAATATTTATGTGAGTAAACCCATTAAATTCGCCATCAAATATAGTTAATACTTTTGTTTTTGTATATGCAATGTCTGAATTAAATGAGCCATCAAAAGTACCAAGAACATTACCATATCCGTTTATAATTTGTTCTGGCCACGGTACATTAGATGCAACAGTTGAGTTTTGATTGGGTACATATGGATTATCATACAGAAATTCAATATCTAAATCATCACCCCCATATGTTGCATTAAAAGCAAGAAAATAACTATATAAAGTTGGATTATCATATTTCCAATAATTATTATTATTATACTCAATTTCAAAAAGAGAATATGGATTTGTCCAATGAAAGTAATTAGTATAGTCTGTCATTCCAGGTATTTTATCTTCTAACTCTCGCTGTTCATCAAATTCAAAAGTCCAATATTTATTGGGATAATGAAGAACATTACTCGTTTCATTATGACCAATATAGTACTCAGTCTCTACAAATCTATCCTCGGCATCTTGTGCTGGAGTTCCCACATTTGTCCACAATTGTTCAAAATGTGTATTGAGTTGAACATTAAAATTACTTAGATAAGAATAAAAAGCACTACCATAATTATAAAATTTAACTCCATTATAACCATTTGGATACGCATTATCAAAATCACTATCAAAATCACCTCTAAAATTACTTTTTATAACATCATTCTGATCTTCCTCATTTGATAAAAATTCATGAGTAAAGTTATATTTAATTTGACTTTGGACTTCTAAATCAGCTTCAGCTGGTGTGAATAATATATTGCCATATTGTTCTCTAAAATCAGAAGCATTTAAATTTATATCAACTTCTGTTGGGGTTATATCGGTTATGTCAATTTTTACATTTACATCACCTGATGCATCTGGAGTTGTTAAATCTATTAGTACTTCATTGAGAGTTGTATCTTGATATTTTATAGTTACAAAATTATTTAAATATACTGCTTCAATTTTAATCAATAAATATTTTTTATAACTATTAGGATATATATTATTAAATTTTTCTTTTAAAAAATTGTAAGTAGGATTGTCAGGAAAGTTTGCGAACACTGGAATTTCAACATCACTCGCATCAGGATTTGTTTCTATTGTAGGTAAAGTACCTGATGATGGAGAAGATGGTTTAATTAATGGATTTTCTATATCATCTCCTTCCATCCAATCATTGAAAACTTTATCAAAATGTTTATGTGAACACATCATTGGTCCAAATCCTGATAATGTATGTGTTCCAAATTTATTATCTTTTTCTTCACCTTCAAATTGTGGAGGACATTTTCCAGAAAACAACCATTCGTGGTTTTCTCCATTATCATCATTAATATTATCATCATTAGAATCAGCAATTAAAACAACAGGAATAGATTCTTCTTCAGGCTTACCACCATGATTATAATAAGGATAAATATTTTCACTTGTTGTATAGTTTGAAATCCAGGGAAAAGGTTCTACTTTGTTTGGATTAAATGAATAAGAAAAAGATTTATATGGCCATGTACCATCCTCATATATTTCAATATTATCATCATTAGAATAGTTCATTTGTGGATAATAGGTTTCAGTTTTTGTGGCTGTAAAATCATAATACAGAGTTGCATCGAATCCCAAATGTTCACCTTGACCATCTCCATCATATGGTAAAGATACTTTATGGCCTTCAACTCCACTTTTGTTAAGGAAAATAAAATTATAATCATTATTATTTTCCCCCATTTCAACCTCTAATTTACTATATTCATTTAAGCTATTATCAATATTAAATAAGTTATTAGTAATAAAATCTTCATTGGTAAGTCCGATTAAATTTTGTTTATCATTATCTAATTCCGCTCCTCCAAAAATACAAAGTTGAGGGTCATGTACAACGTCTAATGTAAATGTAGTTCCATCTTGAAAAGCACTATATTTTGATTTAAATCTATCTTCAGCGTGATGAAATCCTATACAATTTGTTGGGTAAACTCCTTCGGGAAGACCATAGGTATCACCTAAAAAATTATGTAAAGAAAATCCTTCAGCATTAAAATTTTCAATATCATTTTGATTCTCTTCTTCCCATTTTAAAAAATCTTCTTCAAAACTACCAAGTTGATTGGCTGCTCCCGAATCATCACATATACATGCTCTAATGTATACACTATCTGTTGAACCACCCTCATCAAATAGTTCATCTTCTTCCTCCTCCACTATACCTAAATCAATAATTTTAAGATTTTCAATAAAAAATTTAACTTCTGTAGTTTTTATAAAAAATATAGATTGTCCTTCCAATGGAGATGTGTATTGAGCCGTAAAGGTTGTATATTCACTACTTCCACCAAAATTTAAATTTATTAATTCATCATATGGTAATTCAAAAAAAGTAGAACCAATATTACCATCAATTCCATTTTGAAATTCAATTTTTGCTTCTGTTCCTATATTATCAGGTGATTCTGCTAACTTTATATTAAAAGATAATTCATAAGTATGATTAGTTGAGGTTTCAGCCAAGTCTGTAGAATATTTTAAAGTTTCAACACCACTTGATAATCTGTCTAATCTTTGGTTGGTTACATCAAATTGATAACCATAGGCGTCTTCGATGGAAAACAATGGATAACCAACCCCGTCTCCAAGTATTATACCATTTGGTTGATTGGTTAAGTCAAGTAAATTAACATCAGTAGCCATTTTTAAACTTCAAACCCTCTTGCTCTTAATAAATCTGTTTTTGAAATAATTTCTACTTTAGATATTGCACCATAAGTTGAGTGGTGTGTGAAAGTTCCACCTGGAACAACATTACCTCTCCAAAAATCAGAATTGTTTTTATACACATCATATATAGCAGTATCAGTAAAGGATAAATCTTCTTGTATGTTTGGATTAAATGTTGCACAGATGAAATACCATTCTGAATAATTTATTGGTACTCTGGTATTTGTCATAAGTCCAAAGGTATGGTCATATGGTGGAATACCTTCATCAGTAAATTCATCACTGCGATTAAATTCAGGCAATCCCTCTCTTCTATCTAAAAATGACATTCCAACATGTGAACCTCTTAATTTACCGTCATCCCTTACAACTAATCTTATAAATCTTTCTGAATTGTCTTCATTAAAAAATCCTTCATTTGGTTGAGAACCATCATAAGTTAAATCAAGTTGATTTCCATCTTGAAAAATTTCACCCCAAGTGTCAGAAGTTGAAGCTCCATATCCAGCAACACCAACAATATCATCTCTCCTTAATACATAGGTTTCTAATGAGAATCCAAATGCTTCACTTTGATTTTCTCTAAATGGATTACCATAATTGAATAAAGTTCCCTGTGATGATTTGTCTAAAAATTTAACCCACATTGTTATTGAAAAACCAGTAGTGTTCCAATCTGAATTAATAGTATCACCCTCAGTGTTTCTAATAATAACACCTTGATTTAAATTTCTAAATTTTAAGTATCCATCTGATTGGTTTTTATAAGTTGGACGTTCATCTTGTAATGATGGTAATTCTTGGTCGACATCTTCTAAATATTGGTTTAAAGTGTTTCTTAAACCTTGAAGTGTATATTGTTCATTATTAGAATTAGAGTCTTGTTCTAATCTTGTTATGAATGAATCCTCTTCTTGAATACCAATAGTCGGGTCTCCATCTTGAGCTGTTGATATGTCATGATTTTCAGTATAAATATAATTGTTAATATAAGCACCAGTGTCATCAAGATTAATCAACCCATCTGAATCAAAAGTAAATTGCGGTTCAGGTCCAACTAAATTTTGAAACTCATTAAAGAAATCAACAATTCTTTGTTGACGAAGTGTAATCTCGGGTAATAATTCAAATATCGTTGTATCCAAATATTCTTCTGCCAATCCTATATCAATGTCCTGTGTTAATTCCTGTAAATTCATAAATTGACTTAAATTAATTGGATTACCATTTGGATTTCCATTATAAAAGATATTTGTCATAGGGATATAAGTACTATTAGCATCTAATATAATACTTGAAATTATTGGAGTTTCACCACTTGAATCAAATACAATATCAAAACTACATTGAGTAATTTCTAAATCTGCAGCAAAGGCTTCAACGATAGAAGTTAAACTATTTGCGTTAGCATTAACATCTGTAAAATCTTCTTCATTTGCTTTGACATCTTTTTCAAATAATATTAACTTTTCAGAATTATCTCTTCCAAGTTGAATCAACCCATTACGAATTGTTTTTTGATTTCCACGAACCATTGATAAATCTACCTCAGGTGCATTTATCAACTTATCAGCTAGTAAATCTAAGATTTGCTCTACAGTAACCACTTATTAACTCCTCTTAACTATAAATTCAAAGTCATCATCAAATACTTGTTCTTGCCCATCATTGGTTTTTAATTTTAATTGTATTTTATAAACCCTATCAGGATAAAATCCATCTAAAAATTGATTAAAATAATTACCATTTTCATCACAACTCATTGATGTGAATCCACTAAATGGAACTATGAACTCACCAGTTGCAACATCTTTAATTGCATATGAGCCACTACTTTCAGGTATGAAAGAACCAGTTACTGTTTGAACTGATGTTGAAAAAGTTTTTTGAATATATCTTTTTCTAGCACCAATTCTAAATTTAACTCGTTCACCTACTTTATAACTTTCTCTCAATCCTTTCATATGTAAAAAATTATCAGCCAAACCACTCATCGTTAATTCTGTTAATGAGCCTGTATTTGAACCAGTACAAGGTAAATGGTCATCCCATCTTATCTCAAGTTTTGGTGAAAATATTGTATGTGTATTTCTTGAAAAGAATTTTAAATGTCCAAATGTTTCACTATCTGTTTCTTGACTTCCACTAAATCTAATCATCATCCCATAGTTTTCTTCAGCTCCTGAACCAGTCATCCACATATTCACCATATCGGTAACATCCACCTCAACATCAGCTGATTGATTAGTAAAAGTTTGTGTAGAGGAACTTATAACTAAAGTCCCAATTGAATTTAGATAGGGTGGTATTTCAGGTTTAGGAGTTCCACTTGAACCACTTTGCCATTGAATAGCTGTTCCACCAATTGGATTTGAACGGTTTTCCCAACTACACCCATTTGTGTTTTTAGGGTTATCTCCAAACTTACCCGTACCTTCAGTCCAAGATTGAGATATTGGTTGAATGGCTAATTTATATTCTTCCGTTGATTCAGCATTACCTTCAGCTTCATAAAGTCTTAAAAAGAATCTTGGATTATGTATATCTTTTTTTACAATTGATTGTGACATTTCTGTAAATTCAGTTCCAGTAAATTGAACTAAAGCTCTTGTTTGAAAATTAAATGAACTATTATAAAACTCTTTTTTAACTTCTAATATTTGGTCTCTTCCAAAGTTTTGGTCTTTGAAAGACTCACCAGTTATGGTTGATGAACCACTTGAAACCCAATTGTCTTGTGTTGGAAAAATAAAATGATGCATTATCTAACTACCCCCTTTACATTTTGTCTTGGATTTTTTAATTCAAATACTGCTGGTGTTTGTGGATTTGCTGGTAATATAATTCCATTTGTTAAAGCTGATGGGAAATTATATGCATAACCATAACCAGCAGTTCCACCATCTACAGTGATGTTATTATTAGCATATGAATATGTAAATAATGGCTCAGTTTCAAATCCTTCACCTTCACCTACATAGTCTTCAGTTTGTGTTACACATGCATAATTCACAGCCCTAACACCATCAATGTCCATTAATTCATATTCTAATTGACTTATTATGATTGGTTGATTGAATTGCATTTTTTCAATTTTAAAATAATTTATAATTTTTTGTATACATCTTAATTTAACTTCTTGTTTACTAGCATATTTGTGAGCCACAACATCAAACACCACACCAAAGTTTATAATGTATCCATCTGAAATAGCAACATCATCTGTTAATAATTTAAAGTTGTTTAAATAATTTGATAAGTTTACATCTAAAATAGCAGGTATTCCATCAGTAACGTCTGGTAATTGAGTTCCACCAGCTTGTGCATTACCAACTAAGTTTTTATTTTTATCATACGCTAATATATTTATTGCTATCGTCCCAACCCCAGCATCTAATTCTTGTAATAATGGAACGTCAGTACCAACTTGTAAAATTTGGTCACCCAATGTAGTTATATTAGTTGATATTAAATCAGGATTGGTGAAATAATTATCATATGTAAGCTTTATTTCTTGCAATTGTAAATCATAAAGTTGTAGAAGCTCACTTAAAGTTTCATCACCAGTTTGAGCATTTTCTGCAGTTGTTATAGCAGCAGTCATATCACTTTTAAAATTAGTAACATTTGTCTGTAATGATTGTTGTGTGGTTGAAATATCTTCAAGTGAATTATTTATTATACCTTGATATTCGGATTGAATATCTGCAGCTGATGGTAATTCAATTCGTGATACAATTACTTTTGCGATGTTTCCAAATCTTGATGACATATTCATCACTCTGGCTTCATAATCTTCTTTAGTTACACATCTGTTTTGTGTTGTGAAAAATGCTTTTGCCTTTTCTCTAATTTCATCTGCATCTTCTTCATCAGCTCCACCTATAGCAGGTGTTTCATTTGTAACTCCAACTATACCAGCCCCACCATCTACTAATCTTATTGGTGTTCCGATGATTGAACTTAAATCACCAACCGAAGCATTAGCTTCAATTCCCCCACCAACTCTATAAGTAATAGTTAGAGTTGTTTGTATTGGTGTTTCACCAAGTGTTGAATACTCATCACCCTCCAATGGGTCTATGGAAGTATTTAAATCACCTGATTGTCCTGGAATTATAATTCCAACTTGTTCTAAGTCTAAAAAGTTCTCATCAACAATTGTTCCATTTTTTAATATACCATTTCCAAATACCATTGAAGTTGTATTGTCATTATTTGTTTCACGAGTAAATCTTTTATTTGATTTTATATATTGTAAAGAATATGGAACTGGAACATCCGTTACATATTCTGTCCCATCTATATTTGTATAAGCACTATTTCTATCGTCATCTTGTGCATAATGTTTTTTAATTGGAACTTGATCTTGAGCAAGAAAATCAACTTCATACCATTCATTATTATTTGAATCCTTACAAGAAATAATATCAACAACATTTGTTTCAGGTAAAGTTATTCTTCTAAATTTTTGTGGTGATGTGATTGTAAAAGTTTTTGTTTTGGTCTCACTACTAACAGCTCTAACTTTTCTCGTTAATGTATAATCGGTTGTTAAACCATCCGTTGCTGTATCAATAATCGGTGAACTTGTATCCAAAGGTTCACCACTATTAATAGATCCTGTTATTCTGAAATCAACTATATCTAATGTTTCAAAATATAAATTTGAATTAGCACTTGATTGAACTTTTATTCTTTCAGCAAAAGTACTCGCATTTGAATAGTCAACTTGTGCTCTATTAGTTGATAAGGCATTAACTTGAGATGTAAATGATAAATTAACAAATGATGGAACTATTGGTTTTACTTTATATCCCAACATCTTAGCCATATTGATTATATTTCTTCTTTCTTCGGCCAACGGTAATAACATTTCTTTATATTGTTGGTCAATGTAAAATGACATAACATCCCCAACATAAGCAGACATTTCTATTAACATCATTCCAGGCGATGTTTCATTAAAATCTTTATATGTATTTGGAAAATATGCTTCTGCATAATTTATTAAAGATTGTTTTAATGAGTTAAAATCTTTATTCAAATAATTTACATTTGATTCTTTAAAATCTTTTTTTCCGTATGTTGGCATTATTTATTCTCCGTTAGTATCCACCACCACCACCGGAACCACCAGTGGAAGTATCAGCCGATTGTTCATTTGTATCATTACTAATAGATACTTGAACTGAATCTGAAGT